CTGCTATTTTTCCACTAAGTTTTTCTTCAGGTATTTCTACCTCAACAATTTCACCTTCTACAATTACTTCTTCTTCTTGTGCTATTTCTTCGTTCATATTTACTCCTTATACTGCAAGAATATCATCGGGATCTAATATAGTAGCTATTACCTCATCATCGTTAATGACTCTGCATTCAGATTCATCTCCAAGTTTAAAGCGAGCGCCAGCATATCTGCCAATTAATACCCATTGTTTTTCCTGACACCAAGCTTCAGTAAATTTACTAGAATCTTTATAGCAATCAGGACCCATTTTAACAACATACCCCACAACAGTAGCTAGAGACTCTCTATCGACTTGTGATTGTACTAGGTGTATTCCACCCTCCGTTACTGCCTTTCCTTTATATGGAAGGATAAGCATTCTCCAACCTGTCGGCTGGGGCATTCTTTCTAAAATTGATTTATCTAAAAGAGTTGGATCTAAAACTCTAGCTGTTTGTTCTACGTAAGGAATAAGTTCTTCTTTTTCTAAAACTTTTTCTTTTTGTACGGTTTCTTCTTTGGTATTATTTTGTTTTTTTACTGCTTGTGCAACGTAGTCAGGTATGTGTATCTTCGACATTATCTTGTATTTTTCCTAGCAGTTCTCTAAATGAATCTTCTGTGTCGACCAGAGAACTGTAACGTCCACACAAATATTGATATTGAGAAAAATCTTTAGTTCCAGCTAAGATTATATCTTTTACGCTTTCTTTTTGAGACTCAATTTCTTTTAAAAATTTTTGTCCTAGCCAAACTACTGACACTAATAAATACCAGAAAACTTGCCGCCGTATATAGCAGCGCCCATACCTCTAGCTTTACCTTTCCCCATTCCTGGTTTTGGTTTTGTATTGGCATCAAAAGTACCTGCATCTGTTTTAAGAGGTGCAGAACCTTTGTTACTGTAACTAGCTTTATTAACAGTTACCGTAGGAGTTTTTTGTTGTTTGATATTAGTTCTTTTTATCATGTTGTTAATTATCTTGGACAAATAAAATTTTTGCAAGTTTTTATTTTCCTTGTCCTCGGTATTTTTTTTTAGTTTTTCTTTTATTAGTACCTGATCCTCTGCTTAAAGGACTGTCGCCTATAGAAGTTTTTTTCTTTACACGTTCAATTTTTGATGCATTCCAAACGGTAGGCATTATTGTTTATTTTTTTGATCAAGTAATTTGAATCTTGCTTGCTGTTCTAATCTGGCTCTAGCGGTTCCATCTCTTAATTCTGCAATATCTTCTTGAGTATCAATTCTTTCTCTATCAACATTAATTCTTTGTTGAGCTTCTTGAACTTTTCTTTGTTCTTCCGCTAAAAATTGTTGTTGCTCTATAGAAAGCTCTTGACCTTTCAAGGCAAGTTCTTGTTTTCTGATTGCTACTAATGGATCCTCATCTTGAGGTGAAGCAACTTTTTGATTGTATTCAGTTAACAACTCAGCAAGTATTGGAGATGAAAATTGTGCCAGTAGATCTCCTGACTGCAAAGATAAATTTTGTGCTTCTTCTGGAGAGGCTTGTTGTGCCTGTTCTTGCAGTTGTTGAAATTGTTGCATAATTTCTGGTGGCATTTGTTGTTGACCAAGACTGTCAGCTTTCATTTGTAAATGCTGCATTATATGAGAATGTATTAAAGCTTGAACTTGAGCGTTCATTTGTACCGGAGGTGTGTTTAACAAAGACATGTGAATTGAAATATGAGCATCATGATTTTGTTGTGGGAACGCTTGAGCTTGTTGCCCTAATAACAATTGGTTATTTTCAAATCCAGCTTCTATTGGAAGCGGATCTGTAGGAGGTGGAGGTGTTAATATTTGTTCTATATTATCTACGCCTATTGCAGCATACATTCTTTTGTAAGCTTCATAAGTACCGTTAGGCCCATGAACTTCAGGATTTGATTGTACTAACTGCATCATTTCTTGAGCCATAGCAATTCTTTGTGATTGACTAAATATGTCAGGATTTGATATTGGAAAAATATCTACCTTTTCATCAAAATCAGAAAGCTTAATGGTTGTTTCGTTATTTGCTACAGCGTATGGATATTCTGGCGGTAAATATTCTTTAAATACTTTTGCTAAAATTTTAAATTCTTTCTTTTGTGAATTGTGTAAGCGTTTATGAATAGCTGACAATACTTTTGTAGATCTTTCTAACAGCGCAAGCGTTGTTCCTACGGGAGCATTAGGATTGCCTTGACCTGTATTTATTTCAGCAATAGAAGCAAACTTTTGTCCTGATGTTACTAATATGTTTAACAACTGAAGCAGAGTTCCACTAGGTTCTTTAAAAGGTAACGGTTGTATTGCATCTCTTAAAGATCCGCCAGGAGCATCTACGTCTCTAAACTCACCTGGCTGTATTGGAGTGTCTTCATCTCTAATTCTAATTCCTCTCGTTTTAAAACCAGCAGGTAAATTAGCTAAAGTTCCAGCATCAATTAACTGCCTCATGATTGAAGTTGATGCCTTTGATAACCCACCAATCATGTGCGTTAATCCAAATCCATAAAAACCTAAACCTGGAAGAAACTTAAAGTGAACAAAGTATTCTATTTTATTTTTAAGACTGTCTTCTTCTTTGTAGTTTCTTCTAACAGACAATACATCACTTGAGTTAGCATCTATGGTTACAATATAAGGCAGTTTAATTCCAGTTAACTCACCTTCTTCATCTACGTCTTCAAAGCCTTCTAGTTCTAAATTGCAATGAACTTCGTAAAGAACGGACACTTCTCCATCATCATAAGATGGCTCCATGCCAGAAAGCTTATCTATTTCCTCTTTAACGCCAGAATAATTTTCTGCGTTATTTCCGCTTTCTAAATCTATCTTTTTATAAAACCCTATTGCTTGTAGCTTTTTAACTTCGTTTTCTGCAATTTTAATAACATTAGTTATTCTGGAACAGCTTTCTAAATCGGTTGTGTAGTAAGGAACAATTAGATCTTCTGGAGCAATAAATTTAGAAACAGCCCTGCCCAAGCTTTCATCATAATAAACTTTTTTAAATGCAGATCCAGCTAAAGGCAGATAAAACAATAACTGATCTAACTCTTCATCAAACTCTTCCATTACATGAGTAATTTGATAGTTCATAAATTCTTTAACTCTTTGAGCTTGTTCTTCTACCAGAGAACTATAAGATCCTATTACTTGTGTTTTAACTGGGCCACCTGACGGCAACAGTTCTTTATAAGCTTGCGCTTGGAAAGTTGTTACGGCTTCTCCTAATAAAGGATGAATAACACCTGAAGCGCCTTCAAATGGTTCAGATCTTTCTGAATCAAATTTCATCCCAAGATACTTTAAGCCGTCTTTGTAAGTTTTTTCCCAATCTTCTCTTGAGGATTTGTCTTTTTGAATACCAGACATTAATTCATTAGAAATAACATTTAGTTGTTGATCGTCTAAAACTTCAGCTAAATTTTCATCAAACCCTGTTTCTATTTCTTCAGACATAGACTCGCCTAAAATAGCGCTTCCATCTTCTTGCATTTCAAAACCTTCAGTACCTCTTTCCCTTATTGCCTCTATAGCAATACGCATATCTTCTTGGCCAAGAGGCACTTGATTTGATTCGTTTAAAACCGTTGGATTGATATCTTTTTCTATTGCCATAATCCTAGTAGTATATTCTTTTTACTGGTGCTTTTTCTCTGTCTGAGTAATCGTCATCAAGAGAAACTAAACCGCCCTCTCTAAATCTCATTAAAGCTTGAGTCATAGTATCACATAGGTCATCATTTTTTCCAAAAGGAAATGATGCACATTCTTCTATCATTTCTTCTGCAAATTTCTTTTGAGGTGCGTACACCAATCCAGACTCAAAAATAGGTGCAACTGAATGCATCCTAGTAGATTTGTCATGCCCTCTGGTTGGAGAGTAATTAACTACAGGTATACCCAATCTTCTAAGCTCATGAGTTAAAGGAGTTCCTGAAGCTTTGGCTTCAATTAACACCATATCAGGTTCCCAGTATTGATATTCTTCGTAGGCTACTCTTTTTAATTCTGGAAAATCCCAACGATCTTTTTGCGCATCTAATAAAATTACACAATCAGGAGAATCAGAGGTAGGTTTAAATACACCCCACGTTGATATAGCAGAATAGTCTGCGTTTTCTTTCTTACTAAAAGCCGTATCGTAACTCTGTATGATGTAACTTACTGGAGGCAAGGTTTCGTTTTCCCAAGTATTCCACCATTCTCTTTTAACAATTGAACCTTCTTCAGAGGTGGGATTTTGCATCCATTGTGCATTCCATTTTTGTACTGGTAAAGACGCTCTAACTTTTTCCAATTCTTCCATAGACCAAAACTCCGGCCACAAAGGATTGTTGGTTTCAGGAAAGATTGCTGGAAACTCTACAATTTCCCATTGGTCAGCAGAAGATTCTTTCTGAGACTCTAATAACTTTGCGGTTAGATCTATTGAACTCCAACGAGTCATTACAAGTATGATGGCTCCACCTGGTTGCAAACGCTGCCTAGGTCCAGAAGTATACCATTCCCAACACGCTTCCATAGCAGTAGGGCTTAATGCGTCTTGCTCTGAATGTGGATCATCAATAATTAATAGATCTGCACCACGACCTGTAATAGCTCCTCCTACACCTGCGGCAAAGTACTCACCACCTTTGTCAGTTTCCCAACGACCCGCAGATTTAGAGTCAGCTCTTAATTCTACTTTAGGAAAAATCTTTTTATATTCATCAGCATCCATCATGTTACGAACTTTACGACCAAACCTTACGGCCAACTCACCCGTATGCGTTGTTTGCATAATCTTTCTTTTAGGTTGTTTGCCCATAATCCAAGCAGGAAAATATGTAGAACAGAACTCAGATTTTGTATGACGAGGAGGCATATTAATAATAAGCCTGTTGCATTTACCATTAGCAACGTCCTCTAACTTTTCTGCAAATACTTTATGATGACGGCCACAAATAAATTCAGGCCACATGTGATTAATGAACTCTAAGAATGTTTCTTGGCAACCATTTTGTTTTTTTAACAACTCTAAGCGTTCTTGCAAAACTAAGGTTTCTTTAATCTCCTGATCAGAGAGGTGAGCTAGGTTCATAAAGCAGCTAACATATTTTCTATACTGACAGGACCACCATCCTTAAAGGCATCAATTCCTTTTTCTTTAACTAAAGCTCTTATTTTATCGTTAATTTTGACGTAGGTTCCTTCATAAGTAAAATGATCCTGACCAAGTTCTTCTTGGTCAATAATATTTTGAGGTGTTTTATTTGTCTTTACATAATCTTTAGGATTTTCTCCAAGCTCTTTAATAATTTTGTTTATTTCGTTTTCAGCTTCCTTGTAAGTGGTTCTTAATATATCAGCATCTTCTCCACCTTCAGATATTAATCTTTTTGAACCTGAGTCAAGGTACATGCCATCTTTGCCAGATGAAACTGCTTTTAAAAAATTAAATCTTATTGGAAGTTTTGTAGCTTCAGTCCTAGTTCCTTTTGCGTAAGGATCTATTGAATAACCTTTAAATTTACTTGCATCAATCTTGGTAGCTTTTTTAAGTATACTAAGACCGTTATTAAGATCAAAAGTTTTGTCGCTGGAGAGAACCATTTCGTTAAAGTATTTTAAAGCCCTTTCGCCAGGAGTTCCTGGTCCGTACGTTTGTGTAATTGGACCAGAATCACCACCTCTTAAATACTCAAAATCATAAAATATTTCGTCTAAAGTTTTGTCAAGAGATTCAATAAACGGTTTGCCCGTAACTCCCTCTAGATCTGTTTTGCTCAGAGTATAGCCATCAAATTGATCCATAACTTTCAAAGAAGGCGAAAGTTTAATTAGTTGTTCGTCAATTGCATCTAGTTCGTCAACTACCTTTAAATAAGAAGGTGAGTCAGGTGTTAGTCCAGATGCTTTTAATTCATTTTGTATTTTAAATTTATCTTGAGCTAACTTATTAATTTTAGGTACGTTCTGGTTGTATTCAGTTAAACTTTTCTTTACGGCGGCAACAGCCTTTGGATCAACGTAAGGTGTTACTGGGAATAGTAAACGAGCTTCCTCAATTGCAGGTATTAAACTTTCAAAATCATCA